ATACTTTTACATAATTCAGAAGATCTAATCTACATAGCGAACAGCCGCGGAACAGCTTGGATTGAATTAACATCAGATGGTAAAATTGATATTCACGCCCAAGACAGTATTAGTATAATGTCAGACAACGATATAAATTTTACAGCAGAGAGAGACTTTAATATAGAAGCTGGAAGAAATATTAATTTATCAGCTACTGCAAGATGGAGTGATGGTCAACAAGATTTCGACGGAAAGGAAAGCGGAAGAGTACACATAGAAAGCAAGTTTAATACTAAGTTACACGTAGGAAAAGATTATAAACTTACAGTTGTAGGCGAATCTGATACGAATGTAAGTTTAGGTATGAAAACCACAGTAAAACAAGATTACCAAGTACATAGTAATAGAAACATAAGACTCAAAGCAGATAGAACAATGCATCAAAAGAGTGGTGCAAGTACGTTTCGTTATGCAGGAGTTAATATGCACGATCTTACAGCTGGTTTAAGATACGACAAATCCGCAAGTTATAATTTATCAACCACTGGCGCAGGAATGGACAGTGGAGATTGTAGATTCCGTATTAATGGTAATATGGAAGGAAAAATAACCGGATGGGATCACAGAGATATTGATGGAGATTTAAGCCTTAAAGTTACTGGTAACATTGTAACAGAAACCGAAGCAAATATGACAGATATTAGTGGCGGAAATATGCACCAAGAAGCTACTGGGTCGCATCACGTTATTACTGCACAAAGTTCATATCATAATGCTGCAACAAATGTAAATGTTCAAGCAGTAGGAGTTATACAAGAAGATGCAGATCAAATACATTTAAATAGTGGATTAAGTAGCGCAGCATCTGAAGGTGATGATCCTATTGTTTCACTTACAGCATTTGATGCAACAGAAGCATCCGATCCTCAAGATGCAGCTCCGATATCTCCACTTACAACAGTAGTATTGCCATATATGTTCCCCGGTGCGCAACAGCCTGTTCCTTATGAAAGTATACTAACTCGTGCTCCACAACACGAACCCTGGATGCATCACGAAAATATGAATCCAGCATCATTTAAGAAAGAACAAACAGATAGAGAAAGTCCTGGACCGCTTAATCCTTCTACACGTATTGAAAGCCCAGATACATTTAACAAAAATAAAGCAGTTAATACAACATCAAGAACAGTAGTTGGATCTGGCGGCAACGGCGGAGATTTTGACGGTCGAACTGGAGACGGTAATGTAAACAGAAATCCAAATTCAACACAGCGTAGTGATACACAATTTGATCCTAACGGCCAAGGTAAACTTGTTACAGTTTATGCTAGACGAGCAGGACTAAGTTGCCAAGTTGCAGAAGTATTCCAGAAGAATTTCCAAGACTTCTTAGACGAGTTTGAAGCCACCGGATATGAAATTAAACAATTAGGCGGATATGCATATAGAGAAACTATTACTGGAAGGGCCTGGAGTTGTCACGCTAGTGGTGCAGCGATTGACATTAATTGGCCTAATCCGGTGAGAGATACATATCCAAATGGTTTTTATGATCCACGACCTGCTAACGCACCTATGACAGATATGCCAGCAAATACTAAAGAAATTGCTAATAAACACGGATTAGGCTGGGGCGGCGCTTGGACTAGCTTAGACGATGCTATGCACTTCAGTGCCCATACACAAGAAGGCGGCGCATATACATTCCCAAGAGACGGAACAATACCTGCAGGCCCATCTAATTATAACGAAACAACACATCCGATTGTTGACGAAGAAAGAGGAAACGATCTAGAAGAACCTTCAGATCAGGATGAAACAAATTTACCAGGACCGCAAAATAGTGACGGTACCCCTAATAACGAAGGGTAAATACAATATGAGCGAATTAGAAAAAAATTTATATAAACGTGTTACTGTTACTAACTCTAAAAGGACTGCTAAAAAAGGCAGAGCTTACAGAGGGTTCAGTACCCTTGCTATAGGCAAAAAGGGATATAGTTTATATGATTTTGAACTAATCAAACAGGATTTGATTAACCACTTTCATATTCGTCAAGGGGAAAAATTAAGTAATCCTGCGTTTGGTTGTATAATATGGGATCTACTATTTGAACCGTTTACTCCTGCTATACAAGAAGCTATTATAGAAAATGTTACAAATATTGTAAATTATGATAAAAGACTCCAAGTTAATGAAGTTATTGTAGATACCTACGAACAAGGTATAAGCATTGAATGTAACCTAACATATCTTCCGTATGACATTTCTGAAAGTTTAAAATTTAAGTTTGATCAAGCTAACGGCTTGCTGTAAAAATTAAATACGCACTTTTTCATAACAGATAAATATTTTTAAGTTTAACAAGGAAAAAGCTATGTCGTCAAGCGAAAGACAATCCAGACTACTTGTAGCAGAAGATTGGAAAAAAATATATCAAAGTTTTAGAAATGCTGATTTTCAAAGCTATGATTTTGATAATTTACGTAGAACAATGATTAATTATCTACGTCAAAATTATCCAGAAGATTTTAACGATTATATTGAATCTAGTGAATATCTTGCACTAATTGATATGATTGCATTCCTTGGGCAAAACTTATCGTTCCGTATTGACTTAAACGCTAGAGAAAACTTCCTTGAAACAGCAGAACGCAGAGAAAGCATACTACGACTTGCACGTATGCTTTCTTACAATCCCCGTAGAAATCAACCTTCTAGAGGATTGTTGAAATTAGCCACAGTAAAAACTTCGGAAAATCTTACTGACAGTACAGGTGCTCAATTAGCTGGAAGAGTAATCAAGTGGAATGACCAAACAAATACAAATTATTTTGAACAGTTTATTAAGATTCTTAATGCTGCATTGCCTGTTACTAATTCAATAGGTAGTCCATTAAAAAGCGAAAACATCGATGGTGTACAAACACAAAAATACAGATTCAATGCTACAAATACTACAAGTGCAATATTTCCATTTTCAAAAAATATAGAAGGTATTAGCACTGTTTTTGAAATAGTTAGCACTGATATACAAGGTGATGTTATAATAGAAGAGCCGCCTGTTCCAGGAACTAGTCCTGCATTTTTATTTAGAGATGATGGACAAGGCGCTGCAAGTGTGAACACAGGATTCTTTATGCATTTCCGTCAGGGCAAATTAGATACTGGTAATTTTTCAATTTCAAATCCTATTCCTAATCAAATTATTGCTATAGATGCAGAAAATATTAACAATGATGATATATGGTTATACAATACAGATTCAAATGGCTTTGAAACAACTTCTTGGACAAAATTATCTAGTGTAGAAGGTAATAATGTTATATACAACAGCTTGTTTGAAGGTATAAGAAATGTATTTGCAGTCACAACTAGAATAGGCGATAGAGTAAACTTAGTATTCAGTGACGGAGTATTTGGAAACTTACCTTCAGGTAACTTTAAAGTGTTTTATAGAACAAGTGCAAACACAAATATGGTAGTAACACCTGCAAGCATAGGCAATGTAAATATCGAAATCCCTTATCAAGGTAGAAACGGAAATCTTGAAACACTAACTTTAGGATTTAGATTAAATTATACAGTATCTAATAGTACAACTACAGAAACAAATACAAGTATAAAACAAAATGCACCTGCAACTTATTATACACAAAACAGACTTATAACGGCTGAAGATTATAACATAGGACCTTTAGCTATAAGTCAAGATATCATTAAGACAAAATCAGTGAACAGAATATCAAGTGGTATCAGTAGATATTTTGATTTAATAGACGCAAGCGGAAAATATTCAAATACAAGTTTATTTGCAGACGATGGTGTAATTTATAAAGAGTTTTTTGATTCAACATCTACATTTACATTTGTAACACAAAGTGATATTGAGGGAGTAATTTATAATACTATAGAAGGTATTATACAATCTACAAATTTACGTAATTTTTATTACAGTGAGTATCCTAGAATATCTACATTAGATCTAAATGCTGTTTGGAAAAATAGCTATCAAGCAACAGACCAAAATACAGGCACGTTGTCTTCCGGTGCCGATAGCCAGTCGAAGTTTAAAACAGGAACTTTTACATCAAATAATTTAAGATTTGTAGAAGCAGGATCAATGTTAAAATTCCAAGCACCTAAGCTAAATGGTACGCAACAATATTTTTTACCTAATGGCTCATTAACTACAAATGCAGAAGAATTTGGTGCTTCTATGATTAGATGGACTAAAGTCTTTTCAGTTGCAAATGAAGGCGACGGAGTGCTTAATAACATTGGAGACATTGTATTAACAGACGTAATAAATGAAGATAGTATATTAGTAGAAATAGTTGCAAAATTTAGTAAGATACTTAATAATGATACTAAAGTACAAATTATTGATCAAGCATTTGCTTACAAAGATTTTGCATTAAGATATGATATTGAAGAAAGAGATTGGAAAATAGTATTAAATGAAAATATCAATACTATTAATAATTTTGCTTTAGGTAAAGCCGGTGACGCTACTGGAGAAAATTTAGATTCGAGCTGGTTATTATATTTTAAAACTGATGGAGAAAAGTATACTGTAAAAAATAGAAATCAAAGATACATTTTTGAAAGTGAAAATGAGATTAGATTTTTCTTTGATAATGCTGATAAAATATATGATCCTAAAACAGGAAAAATTGTAAGAGACCAAATCAAAGTTTTAAGTATTAACAAACAAGCAGGCGGAACATCTTCTTATAGCCAAGATTATGTTTGGAGTATTAGCGATGCATATAGAGACAAAGAAGGTTATGTAGATTCAAGAAAAATACAAATTCAGTTTTTTGACTTAGATGATGACGGAGCAGTTGATAATCTTGATCTTTTTTATGAAATAGTAGACGAAAATAATAGTGATATTACTGTAGCTAATAAAACAGTTTTTCAAAAAAAATACACTACTACTGATGGCGTAGAAGATTTTAAATTTTTTAATAATACCTCTAGCGAAATAAAAATAGTTACAAATGAGAATGCAATTGGATCATATTCTACTCATAAAGATAGACAAGTTTTTTACCTTGTAGAAGAAAAAGTTTTCAAACAACTTGATAAAACAGCTAGTAATTTAACAATTAATACAGATTATAAAGCATATGTTGGACGATCAAACTTAAAATTCCATTATATTCACGTTGCTGATAGTTCTTATAGAATTGATCCAAGTGCAAGTAATATTATTGATACATATATCCTTACAAAAAATTATGATATAGATGTAAGGAAGTATATCAGCGGAGCATTATCATTAATGCCCTTACCACCTAGCAACGATATTTTAACAAGATCATACGGATCAGAAATAAATGCAATAAAATCAATAAGCGACGAAGTTGTCTATCATCCAGTTAAGTATAAAGTATTGTTTGGAAGTAAGGCGAAAGAAGACTTGCAAGTAAATTTCAAAATTGTTAGAAATAAAGACTTAGTTGTAAACGAAAATGAACTAAAGGCCGATATTATTTCTGCTATTGACACTTTCTTTGAATTAGAAAATTGGGATTTCGGCGAAACATTTTATTTCCAAGAGCTTAGTGCTTACATTATGAATACTCTTAGTCCAAAACTACAAAGTATTATAATTGTACCTAAAAAAGCTGATCAAAGTTTTGGTAGTTTATTTGAAATAAAATCAGAATTTGACGAAATTTTTATAAGTGCTGCAAAGGTTTCTGACATAGAAATTATTGATGAAATAACAGCAACGGAAATAAAAGCAAGCGGAAAAGTTGTAACAAGTGTTTCTACAAGCACAACAACTGACATAGCAAGTTCTAGTAGTTCTAGCACTACAACAAATTCCGGCGGTTTAACAAGTACAACAAACACTACTAGTAATAATAGCGGAGGAACTAGTTACTAATGTCCTATAATGATAACTACAATAACGAAAGTTCATTGCCAGACGATACAAATAAAAATCGAACAGCAAGTGACTTTTTACCTAAATTTTTCCGCTCTGAAGCAAATAGAAAATTTTTACAAGGAACAATAGATCAGCTTATCCAACCCGGTGTTGCTGAAAAAATTAATGATTATGTAGGAAGAAAAACTGCTAAATCTTACAAATATTCTGACAATTATTTAGGTGATATCACTCCAGAAAGAGAAGCTTATCAATTAGAACCTGCAACTATTATAAAAGATAATCTAGAAAACATTACTTTCTATAAAGATTATAACGATTATCTTGGTACATTGAATTACTTTGGCGGAAATACAAAAAATCATAGTAGATTAAACAGTTCTGAATATTACACTTGGAATCCAGGCATAGATTGGGATAAATTTGCAAATTTCCGTGAATACTATTGGATGCCTAACGGACCATTATCTATTCCTGTAAGAGGACAAAGTCAAGATATTGTTAGTACATATACGGTTACAACAGAAGATCAGGGTGATAATGTTGCTTACGTATTTAATGACGGATTTGTACGTAACCCGTCTATAAAATTGTATAGAGGTCAGACTTACAGATTTGAAATTAATACACCTGATCATCCTATGGCTATAGCTATAAGCAGAACATTTACTCCTGGCACAGCAATACTTACTGCTGGTACAGAAGGTATTAGAGATTCTGGATTGTTTGATGCAAATCT